AGGTTGAAGGTATGGATGAAAAAACAAGAAAATATTTGATTGGGCGTGGGCTTGCCGAGGATGCGACCGAAGAGGAAGCCTATGTATTTATGGAAACCTTAGATGTTCGGGTTGAACCGAAAGATCCGGTTGATCCGGTTGATCCGAAAGATCCGGTTGACATTGAAACCATCCGGGCCGAGGCAACCGGGGAAGAGCGGGATCGAGTTGACGAGATTATCGCACTCGGCACGGAATATGATTGCGCGGATATCACAAATCCGATGATCAGAAATGCGGTTTCCGTGGTCGATGCTACGTTGGCGGTTGCAAAGCATACCCTGGAACGTGCCGCAAAGTCTGACATGCGGCATTTTCATCCGGCGTCGATTGAGATTGATTCCCAGGACAAATTCAGGGCGGCGGCAATCGATAGCGTTATTATGCGCTCTGATCTTGCAGCGATTGAAAAGCCTGCGGCTGGGGCCGAGGAGTTGCGCGGCTATTCGCTGCGCGAACTTGCCAGGGAGTGTTTGCGAGTGGCCGGTAAGAATCCGGGCGGGGATGCTCAGGCAATGATCGGACGGGCGCTTACCACCGGAGACTTGCCGCTGATTCTGGCTAACGTTGCCAATAAATCCCTTTTCGAGGGTTGGAACACGGCAAGCGAAACGTGGAACCTGTGGTGTGGTACCGGCCAGGTACCGGATTTTAAGACAAATTATATGCCGAGGGTCAGTGAGTTTGACGACCTTGAGGAAATTCCGGAGCATGGAGAGTACACCTACGGAAAACTCACCGAGGCGACCGAGAGTTACAGCGTTGTTACCTATGGCAAGTTGTTTGCCGTGACACGCCAGACGATTATCAATGACGATCTGGGGGCGCTCACGCGCGTACCGGCCATGCACGGAGAAGCTGCGTCAAGAAAAGTCGGTGACGTTGCCTATGCCGTTCTTACTGCGAATGCGGCCATGGGTGATGGCGTGGCGCTTTTTGCGTCCGGTCATAGCAATTTGGTTGCAAACGGTTCCGGTGCGATACCTGGAACGGCGACAATCGCGGCGGGAATTCTGGCAATGGGAACTCAGACGGACTTGCGCGGGTTGCGAACGCTAAATATTAAGCCCATCTACCTTATTGCGCCAAAGGCGCTTGAGGGCGGAGCCGAAATCTTTTTCAATTCCGGGTCGTTTTCTGATCACTCCACGGTGGCCACCGATTCAACTTTCGCATCTACCCGTTGGAATCCGTATGCCGGTAACTATTTCAGCCGTGTTTATGATTCGAGGCTGGACGATTCGGATGCTGCGGCATGGTTTCTGGCAGCCGAGAAAGGCAAAACGGTCACCATGTTTTTCCTCAATGGCGTTCAGGCACCGTATACCGAACAAAGATCCGGCTGGACGGTAGACGGTACCGAGTTTAAGGTCCGTATCGATTGCGGCGCAAAGGCCGTTGACTGGAAGGGCTTGTACATGAACGACGGGAATTAATCTCTAAAATAGCTGGCAACGGCGGAGCGGCTATTTTGAGACGGTAGGTTTGGGCGGTTTTTCCTCTCCTTTTCCCGTCTGGGCCTACCGCAAAAAACGGAATTAATTTAAAACCATATATCGGGAGGTAATACCATGATTAATGATGGATTAGAAGCGGGCGGAAGATTCAACTTCCTTTATGATTTTGCAAAACACGGCGGGGCGATCTCGACTATCACAGTCGGGCCGAAGCTGATTCCACCGGAAACGATTATCACGAGTGGCATTATCAGGGTGGTTACGGCAGCCGTTGGCACGAATGCAACTGTGGCGATGCATCTGTCCAGTTCGGAAGACATCCTGGCAGCAACGGCTATTACGAGCATTACCCTGGATGCCTTGCTTGATCCGGTTCCGGTCGGAACGGCGGCGACTTCGATTTTGATCACAGCGGCGACTCAGCTCTCAGTTGTTATTGCAACCACGGCATTGACGGCGGGCAAAATCGCAGTCAGTCTTTTCGGGTTTAGATCCACCACGACCTAAAGGGGCGGCGGCGATGGCAAGCACGATGCATGAAGCGATTGCGGACGCGATGCTCGATCTTTGGGAGTTTGCGGCGGAATCGGGAATATTTACTCCGGCGATTGGCGATCCGGTTTCGGTCATGGTTCGCATTGACAGGGAGACTTTGACCGAACCGGATGGTTTGGAAATGCTGGTGATTGGAGAGGAGATTCGGGCCAAGGCGTTGCTGGATGAGATAGGGCAGATGCCGGTTGCTCGGACTCCGTCAAGAATTGGGGATACTTTCACGGTCGGAAGTACGGTTTATGAGATTACGGCGATTGTCGAAAAAGATAATCATTTTGTTACGTGCGCGGTTAAGGAACGCTGATGGCGAATATTGTTATTGATCAAACGGACCTTCAGGATCTTAAAGTCACGCTATTGAAATTTCAAGACGGTGGCAAGAAAGTTATTCGACTCGCCACGAATGAAGTTTTAAAAGGCGTTCGGACTGATTCGGTCAAGTATATTGATGCCAAAGTAACTTTAAAGCCAACGATAATCAGGAAGCATTTTTCATTGAATAACATGACCGTTGCAAATTTGAGTGCGTCTATTGATTGCCGGGGCGATCCGTTGCCATTGATTCATTATGGCGCGACAAGTGTGATAAAAGGGGTAAAAGTAAAAATTCTTGCCAAAGGAACCAGGGATCTTATCAAGCATGCTTTTATTGCTAAAATGAGTTCTGGTCATAGGGGCGTATTTTGGAGAACGACAAGGCGGGCAGGAACAAGGCCGAAAAGGTTTCCGATTGGCAAAAGAACAAAGGTTCCGTCACCTGAAAGACGTTCCGGGGAGCAAATTGGAAAGCGTGAAACAACTTTTCAGTTACCGATCCATGAGCTTTACGGGCCAAGGGTGCCGGACATATTCGATGACAATGATATAATGGATTTAGTGTTGATAGGCGCTAGCTTACGGTTTCAAAAACGGCTGGATTATCACACAAACAGACTTATTGATTCGGCAAGATGACTCTATCAATCCGGGAACAAATACAGGTTAGTTTCGGAACGCGGCTTGCGAACATTCGCACGGCTAATCAGTATGCGTCCGAAATGGGCCGGGAAGTGTTCCGGGCTTTTATGCCACCTATAGATTCAAGCCTTGCGCCTTGTGTCGGGTATTACTCAGATCTTGAGGAGAACACGGCATTATATGCACGCAAAGAGGTCCGGGTTTTACCCGTCAGGGTTCAAGGGGTCGCGGAATTCGGTTCGGTTGCACCTCCGGTTATGGCCGAACGGTTATATGCAGATATAAACGAGTGCGTTTTAGGTGATCAATATGCGCTGTCCTTCGATTCGGGCGGAACGGCTGAAATCGTGGCCGGGGATCTGATTGAAGGCGAAACGTCCGGGGCCGAGGGGCTTGTGATTTCGGTTTCGTTGGATTCGGGTACCTGGGCCGGGGGGGATGCGGACGGAACATTTACGCTGCGGCGGGTTAAGGGATTATTTGAAAATAATGAAGACTTAACAATCTCGGCGGTTACGGGGATGGCAACCGTTGACGGAACGCTTACCGGGCAGGGTCCGGTTGATTTGCTTACGGGCGGGCTGGCGGATGCGGTTACTTTTTTTTCAGGCAACTTGATTATGCCGGATGCCGATGGAAAGACGGTCGGGGCCAATATAGTATTTTACGTTCGCTATAAGCAAATAGCGGGCAATCCATATTCTCAGACAAACTAAAATTTAGGAGGTCATATCATGGTAAAAAGTTCATTAGCAACAGCGGCACCGATAGCATTGTTTGAATATGATTTTGACGAACATGCCGGGGCGCAGGGTGCAATTATTATTGGTGCGAATCGGATTCCGGCAGGGTCCATTATTCTTGACGGGATTATTTATGTTATTACAGCGCCACTTTCCGAGGGATCTGCAACGGTGGCGATATCGGTTATCGGGGCAAATGATTTGCTCACGGCTACGGCTATTGCAACGCTGTCCGTCAACTCATTTCATGATTTGGTTCCGGTATGCACAGCGGCAACGGTGTTACGGGCAACCGCACCGCTGGGGTGTACGTTTACGATTGCAACGGCGGATTTGACAGCCGGAAAAATCGCGGTCGCCATTCGCTATGTCGATCTGTATTAAAATATTTATCAACATTAAAGACGCTTAACAGTCAAAAACCAATAACCATACAAGGAGGCTTATCATGCCAGATGCCAGTAATGCGATACTCTATTACGAAGCGGATCGCACGGCGGTTGACATTACGGAGTTGACCAACCAGGGCGATAACAAGGATTTTCGGGGGACATCCCAGCTATGGAGTGGAGCTGCAGGGCATTTGCCGGTAGTCACTCCGAACGGGGTTTATGACGGTGGGATTGTTATTCCGGCTGTTTCGGGGTCAAATGATGTGGTCGATATTTCAGAGTGCCGGGCGTACATTGCCGGGGTTTTGACGACTATTTCAGCCTCGACGGATGAGGCGATCACGAGGCCGGCAGCTTCAAACTATCAAAAGTTTTCCATCCAGATTACATCCGGGGGAGCCTTTGCGGTTGTGGAGGGAGCGGAGCATACGAGCTTTTCCACGACCCGTGGTGCCGATGGTG